AAAATGTATCTTAGAGATGTTTAGTTAGTTAAATAGCAGCTCAAGTCGAATTTAATTTTTTACTCCCTTACATTGACTTGGGCTGTTTTTTATTGAAATCATCCCACAACAAAGCTGCGTAAATTTTAGGTTCTAATTCCCTAGCATCCCAGTAAGGTTGTTCCCCATACCAATGTAAGTAATGGTGACAGATAGCACACAAAGGTACACACCAATTATCGTCTGTCTTTCTTGACATACCTCCGTTGCCTTTAATGATTGTAAGGTGATGAGCTTGTATGTCCTCGGTGGTTTTACACTCAGAGCAAGGGAAAGTTCTTACATATTCTAAAAACTTCGGTGATCTAACTGGTTGTGTTTTTGCTAATGCAAACTTTGAATAGTCTATTCGTTTCTTTTTAGGCACGAATTGTATGCCTAGTTTTTGTCATTCCTAATGGTTCAGCTGTAAAGTGTAAAGCCTCTCTTAATAATCGAGATACTTTCCTGGGTTTTGTTTTTGATAACATGGAGTATTGTTTAATGGTAAACCCTTGTCCGACTATATGGTGCATTAAATCAGCATAGTTTTGACCGATTACTCGGTGTATATAGTTTAGTTTGTTTATTGCTTTTAACCTATTATCAATAGCATCTGAATTTGTACCACCACCATCAATTCTACATCCATACTTAACCATAGACATATTATCACCAGTTGCTTTTAAAACTGTTGCCTCGTATATTTTTCTATATATGTTTGCAACTTCTAACTCAAAATGGTTTATAACACGTTTTGCAGATAGATATTCGATCTCACTTTCACGAATATTTTTAGCAATCAACAAATCCCTTTTTGGGTTGCCAATAAACTCGACTTCTCGTCTATCTTCGTTTTTTAAGGTCTCGTTCAAAATTCTCTATCCAAACTTTAAATTTTTCAGGTGACATCCGTCTTTCTGCGGTATCTATTAATTTCTGTGTCCAATGTTGCTTTTTTCGGTCTATTGCTAGATTGTAAGTAAGTGATTTTTTCTTAGCAATACCTTGCAAAGCCTCTGTTAATTTCTTGTGCATAACTTTTTTCTTGACAACCTTTTTTGTAAGCCATTATATTATATTATATAACGTGATTTAAAAATATCTAAATATGTTTAAGATTATATTATATTATATAATAGGAGTAAAGAATGAGCAATACGAAAACAGATCATTTATCTGAGTCTGGTCATTGGTACGATCATAAAGGTAATGCTAAATATACCTTAATAGGTAAGAATGGCAAAGAACGTAACACCACATTAAGAGACGCAAGAAAATTAATTCTAGTACCATCTGTGACTGGTATTTTGGGAATAGCTGCAAAGCCTGGACTAGTCAATTGGATGATAGATCAAGGTATCAGTGCAGCACTAACACTTCAAAGATTAGAAGGTGAAAGTGATTATGACTTTCTCAATAGAGTTAAATTAGACTCAAAAGAACAAGGTATGAAAGCTGCCGAACTAGGCACAATAATTCACGCAGATATTGAAAGAGGTTTTAAAGGTCAAAATACAAAACCATATCTTGCTATACGAAAAATATTAGATGATATGTTTCCTAATGAAGAATGGGTTGCTGAAGGATCTTTCTGTCATACATCTGGCTATGGTGGTAAAATAGATTTACACTCAAATACTGGTATCTTTGTTGATTTTAAAACTAAAGATAACCTTGAAGGCAAAGATGGTGCAAGACTAGTTTATGATGAACATGGTATGCAACTATCATCTTATGCACAGGGTATGGGGATAGTGAACCCTACAAGAGTTTCAATTTTTATTGATCGTTTAAATACAGAATTGATTGTCAGTCATGTTTGGGATCCTGACACTCATACAAGGCATCTTGCCATGTTTAATAGTTTGTTGACATATTGGAAACTATTAAAGAAATATGATCCTAGCGAAGAACTAATAAAACTAAAGTAGAATAAATAATGTCTAACTATGAAGTTATGGGTAATCTTAAAAAAGTTATGGATTACTCAAAAGATGGTAAACCAAACTGGTATGCCATAATTAATGACTCTGATGATAAAGATCATAGAGCATACTCTAACCAGGATTTAACTAGTTTCAACAATCAACTATCTGATCCAAATGCGGTTGTTCTTGTTGATGTTAAAGGTGAAACAGCTATACATAAGTCTGGTAAAAACGCAGGACAACCATACATAAAAAACGCAATCATTACTCGCATGGGTGATGAACAGTCTGAACAGCCAAAACCAACAGTACCAGCAAAGCAAAATGGTGTTCAAGATTATACAAGAGTACCTGATGCTAATGGACTAACTAGAGAAGAAGGTATGTTAGTTATAGGTATTTGGACCAGAGGTATTACATCTGGCAAAACATCTGAGCAAGTCGGTGCATATTGTAGTGATGCTTTAATTGATTATAGAAACAAAAACAAAGGAGATGATGATGTCCCATTCTAAAACTAGACAAGAACTTGAGATTGAGCTTTTAGAAATGTTAGCTCAAACAGATAGGTTAAAAGATTTATCTGAACGATTAGAGAAAACACAAGAAAAGAATGAAGAGTAGAGACTTTCATTTAAAATTCCCTCAGTGGCAAAACGGTAATTGGGTTGTCGGACTGGGGGATTACCTATTTAAAAACGTAGATGTGCTTCATGTCTACTGTGATTACCGAAAAAAGAATGGATCAAAGTTATGGGATTCATTCAAGTATTGCACATTAGACTTTGCAAAGAAATACCCATTAGAACCATTAAAGAAAGATCCAAGGGTTAAACTGTATAGAATACCGTTTGGTGAATTGGAAACATTTCACGATAGCTACATTGACAAAATAACACCCATACCAAAAGAAGAACCAGAGTTAGAGAAGGTATTGCTAAACAAACGTGAAGCAGAATATATTGGACTGATGATGGAAAAAAGAACTGGTAATAACTGGGTTGAGTATTTCAGAGAACTATTAGGTAACAAACAAGAACCAGTATATCGTTGTGGTAAACGATATTTAATTGGTGATGGATATATAGAGGATTTATGAGAAAAAATTATAATGATTGGTATTTAAAACCTCACTACAGAACTAGTGAAGCATTGGTTAATGAATTAAAAAAATATGATAGTGTGGATGTTTGGGATTTACACAAAACATGGTTGGCTACAGGTACAAATGGAAATAGACTAAAAACATTTCAATTTGAGAACAAACGATGGGAAAGATTTGCCAATAAAACTAGTTCTCGCAGCAAAAAAACTTCAGATTGGACAGTGTATTTTAAATGTTTAGAGACAGAGGAAGTTATTTATCAAAAAAAATCACCATTTGACAAATAAGGAAAAACAATATGATAACAGAAAAACAAGTACAAGAAGCTCTTGACTGGATGATTGCTAATGAAGATAAAATGGCTGTTGCAAAGGCAGCTTACCATGATCTTGATCGTTTTAGTAAAACCATAAAGGCTGAGTTGATGTCTAAACTAAGTGGTAATATGTCTGTATCTGCAAGAGAGACAGAGGCACTAGCCAATGAAGAATACAAAACACATTTAGATAATCTTCGTTTAGCAGAAGAAACATATTTAAAGTTTGAATATAAAATGGATCACAACAAGCTAATCTGCCAGTTATGGCAGACTATTAGTGCCAACCGTAGACAAAGCATCTAGATATGGTATGTTGTATGTGTGGAAACAAATCAAGAACATTTATTTAGAAATGAAGCTACAACTCCAGAGTCATTACTATGGATTACCGTCATTGTTTTTGCTATCCATGATGCTCGTGTTGATTTTGATGATGTCACTATTGTAGACGCACCCAACAAAACACAAGGACCCAAATTTAGAGTATTAGATCAAGATGGATTTTCAATATCTCAGACGAGACTAAGGGCATTTTATAACTGTCTGATTGCTAGATTATGGTTTGAACAACAACAAGATGAGTATAAATTAGTTTGTTCGTTAGCAGGTCTTGATGACCAATACGTTTATAAAGTGTACCAGGGAGTTCTTAAAGATGACAACATTGATCCAACTGTTATGTTAAAACAATATATGAAATACTAATCTATGATTTTAGTAATTCGTAAACGACCCATATCATTTTCGATCTCAGCTTTTACTTGTTTACATTGAATTGTAATTCCTTCTTGATCTTCACCAATCTGTCTTGTCACAATTCTTTTTTGTTGTAAACAATCTGCCATGCCACCAGTAGGAACATATTCTAAAACTTTATCACCGTTCTGTATCATCATCATAGCAAATACTATTTCAATCATGTGTACCATTGTTTCTTAATTTATCTGTTATTGTCTCTAAATCTATCACTCTTTCTTCTATAAACTGAGAGTGCATATCTACCTTATCAATCATAGGTAGTTTTTCTTCTACATCTGTTTTAAGTTTGTCATGTTCTTTAGATAGAAATTCTAATAACATATATTGTTCTTGGTCGATTGGCTTTTGCTCCGCTGCTTTAAGTAAGTCAGCTTGCATCAGTTGTAGTTCTGTTTCTATAATATTAAGTCGCTCAATGACTCCAAACCCGAACCAAGCACCCACAACAACAGCCCCAATAATACTGATAAGATTACGAGCTGGCATTGAGATAGAGGTGTTTTCACTTACTTTCATACCTCATCCAATTCTACAAATTTACCTTCACAGAAATATTCAAATGATTGCATATTCATACCATCTATGTTTCTAAACTTTTCTAATAAGCTATCTACTAGCAAAACTTTATTATCAAATAAATGTTGTTGACACGCATCTTCAGAAATAAATTGCATATCTTGTAAGAAAGTATTCCTGGTTTGTTCACCTTCGTACCACATCATTACTGTGAGGATCCAAATCATTTCTTAAATTTCTTTAGTGTTGATACTCCAAATGATCCACCTACGATAGTAAGTATAATGACCCAATAATAATCGTTAGCTTGAGCTAGGATCTCCCAACCTCTATTCATGTAAGGTTGTAGTGGTCCAATAAAATGACAAATAAATATGCCACTAAAAGTCAAAGTGAGCCATTCGTCTTTCCATGAGTTTTGTGTTTGACGTACTTGTTCTAGCTGTACTCCAATCTTAGCTACATCTACATCTCTTGCAGCCTCTATTTCTTTAGCCTTGATAATTTTATCCTTCTCAAGTTTGTGAGAAATAGCTCCGATAGTTTTTTCTGTTAGAAGTTTGGTAACGGGGTTTCCAAGCAAAGTTCCCCCTAACCCCAAAAGGGGTTTAATCAATAATAATGGATTCATTGTATGTCCTTAAATGTTTTGTATGATGGTGCTTAGTTCTAAACACCTAGCTGGAGTTTGTTGTCTCCATCTTGAGTCTTTCATTTGTGCAGATGCTTCTTCAAAGTCACATTCAGCCAATGCCTTAAACATCTTCTTGAATTTACCGACACCAGCTTGTCCTAGTTGAAAGCACATTTCGATCAAAACGCCCTGTATGACGTTCCTTTTATGATCTTCTAGGTCTATCCACCCAGTGTTCTCCAAATGTTCTTCTATGAGGCTGTTTGCCCCCTTTAAAGCCTTTTCAAAATCTTTGTTAAATAGATCTTCCCAACCTTCTTGGGTAGTCGGTACTTCTTCACCATCGAGTATCTTATGTCCATATCCACCAGTAAGAAAGCCTTCAGTACAGTGATAAGGTTCTAAACGATAGCCTTCGTGTGCTTTAATTCTATCTTTAACTTCGTTCATTTTATTGTATATCCTGACGGTTGCGTAGATAGTTTTGGTAGTTTATCAGGTTGATCGCCTTGTAAAATACCATCTAATTCTTTATGCAAATACCAAACAACAGAGCCAATAATACTATCTCTAGTAAATGTTTCTGAAATTTCTTTTAAAGAGCAACCATACTGTAACAATAAAGACACAGCCTTACCAGAGCTGCGTAACTCTCTATCTAATGTAGACTCTGATTTCTTTGTTTTTACCCACACTGCGGCAGGCGTAATACCAGTTTTTGAGATGATGTGATCTAGTGTAGCAACGATTGGCATCTCGTCAATAATCATGCGAACATTTACGGATCTCATCCTATTTGGAATTTCCATTCTTGCCACGTTATTCATAATCTCTTTCTATAATCATTTCAAGGTAGTGTATAGCTTTTTCTATATCTTCCTTTTTACCCTTCATTTTGTGTCGACAAACATACTTAACAACATTTCCCTCTGCATAAGGCAGATTGTTGATATTGATAAACTCAGCAGGTTGTATGATAAACTTTTTATAATGATCGCCTTTAACTTGTTTATCTAATGTTTTCATGGACACACTTTATTCCATCTGCCTCCTTTTGACAAGACCATTGGGAGCAATTTTGGAAGTCCATCTATGATTATTCCACAACCTATAATGGGTCTAGACTTTTGTGTTTTACAGTATTCAAAGGCAAGTGATTTGGAATCTATAAGACACCCGACTTGCATACCCCAGTTTAGACTGTTGGGATTACCCCAGTATTGAATAGAATAAGAGCTATGGTAGTGTCCTTGAACTGTAGGGCAACCATATTGTTGTGCTACTTTTAATACATTGGCAGCTTTACCATGACAAAAGTAACATTGTTGTCCATTAGACATAGTAAGCAAAAGATCATCATGCCATTTCCAACCAGGTCCAACTTCTAAAAAATCATTATAAGACTTCATAGCGGCTCTTGGTAGACCACTAGCTTTCTGTCTACGATAAACTAATGATCCATGATTAGAGTCCATAAGATCAATTTTAGGAAATAGTTTTTCTATAGCATGGATAGTTGGCAAAGATGCTTGATGCTCATCACCTGCACTATACAAGTCAGGATCTGAGTCGTGAAATGATATAGCGTGTGAGTCAACCTCATCGCCAATGTGAATAACACGATCAGGTTTATATTTTTTTTTGATGGCTTTTAAAAAAGGTATTAAATCAGGATGATGATAAGGAACGTGAGTGTCTGATATTACCAAGATACATTTATTAGACATACTTGATTTTTATATGATTTACACAATACGTGCAATACTACATGAGAGTTCTAATAATCAAGTAACACATTTGTAGAAATACTGTAGTACCAATAAACCATACTAGAGATTTGAGTTGACGCATGTCTTTTTCGACATGATAGAGATGATTATCTTTGAGGGTGTTGAGCTTATTATCCATTAGCTCTAGTTTACCCTCAATACGGATAATTGCTTCTCTATTCTCCTGTTCCACTTTTTTCTTCTTCTTTAGGTAACTCCGCCTGTAGAAGCGTTGTATAATGGTTTGCAAGAATATCTAAATCAAATTTATCAGCACCTATCTTCATTAGCTTTTGATATAGTGCTTTACCTTTGTCAGATAATTTAGTCTCATCATATTCTTTGTTATCAAGTGTAAACATTATTCACCACCATCAGATGATTCTTCTACTGGATTTTGACTTTCTTTAAATGATGTCCAAGCTGATTTTACAGCATCAGTCCATACAGTGTTTGCTACTGCTTGTACTTCTGCATCTTCAGAAGATATATCCATATCTGGGTGTACAACGTGTCTGTGAGTTGAGCGTGATATTTCTGTACCATCTTCTTTGATAACAGTATCAGTT